GTTCCTGCAGATGGAAGAACAACAGCAGATGAGTCTGCTTCAACCTCTGCTAACTGAATAACTGCTAATTGTCCTGTTTTTAGGTCTGGATTTGGAATATCTGTAAAGTATAGGATATCAGATCGACCAGAAATTGTAAATCCTGTACTTTTGATGTTTCTACCATCTTTGTTTACATGGAATTGATTACCAAAGCATAATTCATACTGAGCAAACGCATTAAAGACAGGTTTTAAGTCTCTACGCATTATAACTTTAGTAATATTGGATGTAATCGCTTTATTTGTCTCGTCAATAACTGCTACAGAGTCAGAATACTTAAATCTTCCTCCAAATCTGTTTAAATTAGTAGATCTTCCATAATTTGTTAATGATTGAGACACTTGTGCTTTCAAAGTATCAGTTTCATCGTATACATTAGTGTTATAATAGACTGCAGTGTCAAGTTCAATGTATAGAATCTTAAGATCTACTATTTTTTGATTGATTCCTGCTATTGAGTAACTTTTTAACTGGTCTAAGATTCTTGTTTTTGTAAAATCAGATAAAAATGTCGCATTTCTTGGTTTTATGCTCAATAGAACAGTTCCAAACTCAGGTGGATCTAATTCTTCACCGCCAACCACTGAAACAGACTCTGCATCAGGGAATACGCTTTGTATTATTGCCTCATAATCCTTTGTGGTGACTGCTCTGTACTGTGATGAGTATACTCTGGGTGCAATGTACTTAATAGAGTCTATAGTTTCAATATCACCACCACCTTTTGCATTCTGAATGGTGTTTATTACAGGTGTTGCACTCGCTGCGAGTGGATTACCCGCATCATCTACCGCATCTGCACTATATGAGAAGAATTTACCATCGTTACCTGCCTTTCCATCAGTAATAATATAACTTATTTCAATAATATCACCATCTTCTAGTTTTGTACCAAAAAATCCATCGCCAAATAGCAATTCATACTTCTCATCTTTGATTTCTTGTATCAAATAGATGTTAGATGTTGCATCTAGTGATGTAATGTTGTCAATTCTTGANTATTCTAGTCCACCTGATGCTCCTGCCTTTCTTACAAACACTCTAATCGACTCAGTATCAATAAATGAGTTCTCTAATATGAATTTTTGGTCTACACTACCATTTACAACAAAGTTTTTCTTTAAAAGAGTGCCTTGATACACTACTAAGTTCTCAAATTTAGCAGTTCTTGGTGGATTTGTTAAAATATTGCTTCCTTGATCAATAGGAGATGCTGCTATTACATCTTCTGGNATAGAAAATGTAAAAGAAGTGTTATTTTGTGCTCCTACACACACTAATCCTTTGTTTAATTTGACTGTATTACTATTTCCATTGAATTTAAAGTCAAAATTTATTATTGCTTGAGCAGATTTACGAGATCTTGGTACATATCCTATATTTCTTGCCAAAGAAACAACATTTTCTCTCAAAGTTGCTGAATCCAAGAAGGATTCATTGACTACCATGTTACTATTGAACGCTGAGATATAAGTATTGTACGCTAAAATGTCTATTAAGATCGACATGTTCGATCCTTCAAAGTCAAAATCAGTAAAATTACTGTTTGCTCTTAAATATTGACGAATCTGATCCTTGATTTGATCAAAATCTAAATTTGTAAACTTACTTACTGGCATTTTGTTACCTAGTTGCCTCTAAAATGAACTCAAATCCCTGTACAGCTCGCTCTTGACCTACGATTTCGTAATTAATTAACATCTCGTACTCATTTAAGTCAGGTCTAGGTGTTGCGTTTACAGTAATATTCGCTATTCTTGGTTCAAATGTTGCCAAAAGTGTCCTAACTTCATCTGCTATGACTCCTCCAGTAGCAACATCACAAAAACCAAAGAGAAGATCTGATACTTCTGATCCTACATCGCTATAAAACCTCTCTCTTATTCTAGTTTGAACAAGATTTCTTACAGAACGCATGATTGCTCTCTCATTTTTGAGTACACCTAAGTCTCCTGTAACAGGATTAGGTACAAAATCGAGGGTAATATCCTTATAAGTATGTGATTTTTTAGTTGCCATTAAAATTGGCACAGGGTTCGTGAGTTATTTATACCCTATTTTTTGATTTTTTTCAACTACACTCAGAACTATGCTCCATTTCGTAGTATTGATCCTCATAATGTAGTCCATCATTGCCATTTTGACCTATGACATCCATTCTTTTCTCGTCCCATTCAGCATCTTTTAGTATTTCGTCATATAAAGTATCATCTCTCTTTAGTCTATCATCTATATGATCTCTTATTTTCTTCAAACATTCTTTCATAGGCAATGTCTCTACACCGACTATCTCGTCGGTTATAGATCCATCCTGTTTAATAGTGAATTTTACAGTAATCATCGAGGAACGCTCGCTAATTTTTTCCTTGCCCACGGTATTTTTTACGAGCAGCGTTTCGGGCGGTGCTAGAATATTTTGTATTCTTACCGTTACCCTGCCTAGTTTTCTTGTTAATCTTTCTATCTATCATTATATCACCCTAGTCTTTTCATGACCAACTCTAATTCTAGGATCACACCAGATCTCAAACCCTGCTTCTAATGCATCTAAACAGAATGATACATCTTCTCCACACATGTCTTGTACATCACCTGACTCAAAGACTTGCATCTTAGGAGCAAACCATGGATACTTCATCTCTTCATGTTCCCATACACCATTNTTAATAAGAACCCAACCAAAACCAGTGTAATCGACTGTGAATGGTTTCTTCCTCTTAGACATGGTTTCACCAGTCTCATGATTCATGACTCCTCCATTATTTCGGAAGTTGTCTTCATCCAACCAGTGAGCAACTGAAGTGGTTTGACCATCTTCTGTCATATACCAACCTGCTGCTATATCCTTTTCCATTAATACTAGTTGTAGTAACTGTTCAGTTCTGAATACTATATCAGAGTCAATCCATAACTGATAGTCATACTTTAACTTACCGTCCCAAGGTATCTGATCAGGTCCTCGCAGCACATTAGCACCTAAGCACTTGCAACGAGCAAAGTTAACCATACTACTATAATCTTGCGATATCTGTATGCTTACTCCATGTTGAACTAAGTCAAATGCCATTTGAACGAAGCTCTTTAGAAACACATATGAACATCCACGACCTGGCATACAGAAGACGAGAGACTTGCCTCTCAACATTTCCCATGCTTTATCGTAATCCCATTCTTGAGTCGCCTTTTTCTTGGCAGGTGACTTTGCCTTTACTGTAAATCCTTTAGCCATAATGTTAGTAACACTTCATTATTATAACACATTATATAGTGGTTGACAATTAGAACATAATATTGCCTGACACAGAGATCCGAGTCAGGTCGCTCTTGTACGGTACAACCATATGGAGGGTATTAGAAGGGAATAAAAAGAACTCTCCTTTGTTAGGAAAGAAAAACTTTCTATGATCATTATGACAGAACATAACAGAACCTGGCACAGGACCGTTATTAGTCATATTCATTCTTTGTTTCTCTGTCTTAAGGTCAGGTACATCATTTAGATAGATGATGAAACTTACATTCCCCTTATGNTCATGTAATGGATTACAGTCATACTTCTGCATATAGTTAATCCATAGACTATCAATCTGCCAGTCTGATAACCACTTGTTATATGTCCATCCTAGATGCTTTGCCCATATCTGCATATAATCAACTACCTTAGTCTTAATTGCCTTAGAGAACCATTCAACAACCTCTGGAGGGTAGTTCCATTCATCATGTGTATTCATTGCTAAGTCTATCTCAGCATTGAACTCTTCACGATGCCTGATTGCGTCGCCCTGCTCTAATAGTCCCTGTACAATACTATCATCAATAGAGGTTTGCCATATAGGAGGACCCCATGTATGTAAACTATCCATTAAACGGTGCTCTGTAATAAAGATTTGCCGATAGAGATACTCTTTCTGCACCTATAGTCCTATGTGGCATCACCATATGATGTAAACCTGATGGGAATATGAACAACTCTCCTACCTTTGGTACGAATGTCTTCTTATCACCTCCCCAACAGAATGTTATAGAACCAGGCTCAGGAGCAGTTCCAAGCACCTTGTCTGTATATGTAGGTATTTGTAGGTACAACACAATAGACAGATCTCCTACATGATTGTGGAGTGCTGTCATATCATGTTCTTT